TACCGCAGACCCGCAACTGACGAAGCAGAACCAGACCTTGTGTATGAGCACGATCTATACATCATCAAGCGGTTAACAGACCCCGATATTGGGGAGACATTGCTATTCCGATTGCATCTACCAAGGGACGGCATGAAGGAGTTTGCAATCCCACTCGGGGTACTTTCATCAAAAGACAAACTGCGGGAAGCACTAGCGTCTAAGGGTGTGGGCTTGTTTAGTAAGCAAGTCGACCTCATGTGCGTATATGTGATTACAGCGGTTAAAAATTTACAAGTTATGCGGAAGGCAGATATTATGAGAACACAGTTTGGTTGGGTCGATAACGACAGCAAGTTCATTCTTGGCGACAGAGAGATTACAAAAGACGGCGTGTATTACAGCCCGCCCTCACACATTACCAAGGCGGTAGCCGAGCACCTCAACGAACACGGTGACTTTGAGAAGTGGAAAGAAGTCTTCAACATGTACGCGCAGCCCGGCCTTGAGCCTCATGCTTTTGCGGCACTGACGGCCTTTGGTTCACCACTGTTGAAATTTACAGGTATGTCTGGTGCAATCATCAACTTGATTCACAGTAGCTCAGGTTCGGGTAAGTCGACAGCGTTGTTTATGTGCAACAGTGTATGGGGTCACCCCGTTAAGAACGCCTCGATTTGGAAGGATACGTTCAACGCGAAGATGCACAGGCTTGGTGTGATGAACAACCTGCCCAACACAATTGACGAGATTACGAACACCAGCCCTATGGAGTTCTCTGACCTGTCGTACAGCATCTCGCAGGGTCGGGGCAAGAACAAGATGCGTGGCTCGGTCAACGAAGAGCGTGTTAACTTAACTAGCTGGAACGGGATGACCTTAACGTCCTCAAACGCTAGCTTCTACCAAAAGCTTGGCGCGGCAAAAGATTCCCCCGATGGTGAGTCCATGCGTCTACTTGAGTATGAGATCAAGCCTAACAACCTGATTGACGTGCAAGTCGGCAAGCAAATGTTTGACCACCAACTGCGCGAGAACTATGGGCATGCGGGTGAAATCTACGCTCAGTGGCTCGTCAACAACTTGGAAGACGCCAAAGACCTAGTGCGTAAGATTCAGGCTAAGCTCGACAAAGAAGTTAAGTTCACACAGCGTGAGCGTTTCTGGTCAGCCGTAGCCGCTTGTAACATTGCCGGTGGCCTAATCGCTAAGAACCTGCAACTGCACGACTACGACATGAAGGCTGTGTACGACTGGCTTAAAGGCATGCTCGGCGAGATGCGTGAGGATATTAAGCCCCCAATCAGCAACCCTGCCTCTACGCTTGGTGAGTTTATCAACGGCAATATGAACCACGCTTTGGTTGTCAATGGTGAGAATGACGCACGGAGCAACATGATCCCTATGCCGACTATGGAGCCAAAGGGTGAACTGCTTATACGCTACGAGCCGGATACCAAACTGTTATGGATTGCGGCCAAGTCGTTTAAAGACTTTTGCGTCCAGCGTCAGATTAACTACAAAGATTTACTTAAAGAGTTAAAAGAGGCTAATGTATTTAAAGAAGCAGTCAACAAGCGTATGGCTAAGGGCATGAAGGTTGTGTCCCCCGCAGTACGTGCCTTGATGTTTGATGCGTCTCGGTCTGATTTTATTCACATAGATACACCCGATGAAAATCGAGACAGTTCACTATGAGGTCAACTGGGCTAAGTTCCGCAAGGGGTACTCATTTTTTGTACCCTGCATTGATACAGCGAAAGCTAAAGCGGAACTTGACCGAGTGGCCCGCCGACTAAAGATGGATCTACTTACGAAAGTAGTCATAGAAGACGGCATAAAAGGTTTGCGAGTGTGGAGGCTTTAGGCTAAACTTAAGTTGTCGGGAAGCAGTTGCCGACGGTTTATTTTGGTTGCCCTCCTTTTACCCCCGGCTAATCCCCGGGGGTTTTTTTATTTCGCCGCTTCTCTTTCGAGCTTCTCACGAGAGGATTCAAGCAACTGTTCCAAGTATGGGTAGAACTTCTTGTCCACATCAAACCCACGATCGGCCTTAGCACGCTTAGATATACGCGCTTGAACTAACTTGCTCAAATCTGCACCATCAATCCTAGCTTGTGGGTTACGCGCACCAAACGCGATTAGTTTTTCCAGTGCGTCATCAAAGGCTTCGTCATCGCCTCGTGTAGCTTCTAGGTCAACACGATTAACGAGCTTGCCTTTTTCAATTATCACTTTAGCTTTAAGTGCGTTGGCTTTGAAGTTAGCTTCTTGCGCAGAGGCCAAACCTGTAGTCCGTGCACCGGCTGCTTGAGCAAGTAGTTGCGCCTTTGTAAACTCTTCAGGCTCTCTAATAACCGCGCCTGTACTTGTTGTAGCACCTTCTTCGCTATACCGAACCGCAGTCAACGGCTGACGCAAAGCGGCGGGGAGAAGTCTTTCCAAGCCTTGCATGGTTTTACCCTCTTGCAGTAGCCGGATAGCTGAAGGTATTTGATTTAATGTCAAACTAGCAAACGGCCCTGCCAACGACAATGCGTATTCCCGCACTGTGTCTTCAAGAGTGCGTTGCTCTTTTAAGTCTGGGAACCACATGTTATTCATCGACAAGCTATTAGACATGTTGTAGCCCGAGATAGTGTCAATCAAACCGGAGTCAATGATGTCACTGATTTTGTTTCCACCAATCTGAGCTTCACCAAAGAACTCAGGAATAAACACACTGCGGAACCAGAACTCAAGGTCGCGCTCTTCTAACGGGTCTTCATCATCTTCATCGCGCATTGAATTGATAATGCCTTGGATAGCACCCATAGCCGCACTGATACCCGGGACACCAACGTAGCCAGCTAACAAGCCAGACATAAACAAAGTGCCAAACAATTGAGTAGCCGCTTCTTTCTTAGCCGCCGCATCCATACCAGCCATAGCACGATAGCCATTACGGGTTAGGTATGTAGTTACGAAAAGAGGGAAAGTCTTAAATTGCAATAGCGTACGACCGGCTGGGCCGCGCATCATGCGTGGACGGTTTTGCTCAGAGAAGTTACCAAGAGCATCGTAAGTATCCTTAACCGCTTGTTCGACCGCGTCATCAAAAGATAGTTGATTTGGCCCGGGCTTACGGCTCAAACGGAACGAGGTCATAAACATGACTTCACGGTTCAAACGCTCAACGTGGTGGAACAAGCCACCCATCATGTTAGTTGCAGTCTTCCACGCACCAGAGTATTTAGTTGACGGAGTCTTGCGGCGATCCATCAAATCATAGGCCATCGTGATCTCACTGACACCACGGTCTGTCATTGCTTCAATAGCCCGTTGCTCTTCCTCATTCATCTTAACGCGACGGGAGTTTGCCAAGGACACTTGACTGAGTTTTCCATCTTTATCAATAACGCCGACGTCGTTGAAGACCAACATCATTTTGCCCATCTCAGCAACTACACCGGCGGGACTGTGGCGAGACATAAGGACAGGTGCGCCAAAAATAGGCAACGAAGAAAACTGAACAACAGCAGTCTTCACAGAAGTCATAAAGTACAGGAACGCTGTTTTGTTAGCAACGTTAGCCGCACCTTGCGCAAAAGAATCTACCGCAGGTGGGTAAACATCCAACTGAACACGCTCACCTAACTCGTTGACCAGCATCTCCAATTTATCTTTATCAGGGTTGCCCTTGAGACTTTCTTTGGCAGCATCAACTTCACGAAGCATTACTGGGCCGTACTTTAACCGCGAAAGTTGGTTGGCCATATTGGTGGAAGACGTAATAAAGTTGCGCAGTGCGTCACCCGAGAAACCAGCAGTGCCTTTACGATGGATAAACTGACGACGGAAACTCTGCTCCGGCATCGTAGTCAAGTACAACTGATAGATTTGATCCTTAAGCGCCTCGGCATCGACTTCACTCATGCCGTCACCAATCAACTCAAAGATTTGTTTTAGTAAAGGCGCAGTGTCGTTAGTCGTACTTTTATCGCGCAAACCTTTTAAGTCGTTGCCGGTTTCAATATCCTCATCGGCCTTCATCTCAGACAGACTGCGGGTGTCACCTTCTTTTTGTAAGTCACGAACACGCTGACGCATAAACAATTCACGGTCGGCTACGCTCTCAAACATGTAGAACTCTTTCTTTTTGCCAGAGCCAACACGCAACCAGTAGTCACCGTAACGCATCAATGGGAAGTATGGAGATAGACCCTTAGCCGTCTCGTACATCTTCTTAATCTCAGCCATTAGCTTGCCCTTGGGTGTATCAGGGTCAGCGGCATCACCGGGGATCTTCATTGCATCTATGCGGGCATTGAGCAACAAGCGGTACAAGTCAAAGTTAGATTTATAGTAGTCGCGCACATCAACGTAGATTTCTTTGGCTGTATCGCTCAGGCCATCCCACATCTTGTTAAGTGTAGCGTCTTTCTTGTTTGTAGCAGGGTCAATGCTCTTGTCCGTGGCGTAGTGCATCACAGCAGATAATTCAGCAAGTTCATTCTTCTTGCCTTTAATAAGTTTGCCGTACAAACCGGGTTGTACATTAAGCCATTTGTTTACTACATCTGAAGCACCACCAAGCATCTTCATGCGCATAGCACTCATATCTTCCATTGCACGCCATGTTTTGTCCATGTGTTTAATGCCAAGATTAGTGCCCCACTCAGCCAATATGTTGGTTTGAATAGAAGGCATCAACGCTTTTAGTTTTGTTACGTTTAGCCCGTACCACATAGACGCAAGAGTGTCCAAGAAAATCTGCGGGTCGCGTAGCTTAACCATTGTGTCAATGCCGTCGACTACATCTTGCGCTTCTTTGCTGCGCAGGATTTTTTTCTCAGCAGCGGTAATCTTTTTAGCGTTGGCGTTGGCCTTAGCTTTAGCTTTAGACGCAGAAACTTTCTCGCCACGACCTTCACGGACTGCGTTGGCTTTGTCAGCCTTAACAATCATCTTCATTGTCGGCGTCAGCTTAGCCGTCAAGATTTCATCCGTAACAAGAATTAAGTCAGACAGAGCATTGATGGAGTCAAGCCCCATGCCAAGCAGTTCACGGATTGCGTCTACAAATTGGTTGAACAGACCTGTGTCTTCCTCAAAGCCATAAGCGCCCATCAGGAACTTTTGAAAATAGGGGTCGGTCATGCCGTAAGAAACAAACTCGTGCGGGTTGCTAAACACACCAGACACAGTCTTCAGATAGTAAATATCCGTGGGCAGTTCGCCCAAGTTAGACAGTCGGTTGTACTCATCCTTTGCGTTGTTCATCACGTCAAGGAGTTTGTTGTACGCACGAGTTAACTTAGCGTCACCTGAGAACCCACGTTGAACCGCAAGAAGAGCTAGCTCAAGTTTTTGTTGCGTTGCAGCATGCAGTAACTCATGCAGTACTGTGGTGTTATTGATACCTTGGAAGTCACCCGCGCTAGAACCGCGCACGTAGATAATCTTTTCACCGGTAGCTGTGTTCTCAAAATACACACCACGAGCACGGGAGTTGTCATTGCCCCAAGCCTCTTGATGGCGGGACAGTTGTTCTGGTAGGGGGTCGGTCTCTTCAACTACAACAAACTTAACACCATTGACCAGTCCACGAAGGCGCTTGGCCAAGAACTTTTGCATGCCAGTTCCCGTCTTAATGACTTGACCCACAGCTTGCGCGGCGTTCTTAGCTTTCTTAAACCCTTCGTCTGCGGCTTCGACTTCTTCGTTACTTGCAGAGCTTTTGTTTACGCGCTCTTGAGATTTGTACTTGCGCCCAGCCTGCACATCGTCATAGTCTCTTTGAGAAATCTTTGTGCGATCAGCAAGTGCGGCTTTGACCCGTTTACCCAGAGCAGTACCACGGTGCTTAGTTTCCAAGTCCATCATTGCATTGATGGTGTCTCGCTTAAGCGCACGCTTCTCGTCTTGGGCAACTGTTAAATCTAAGTCGTCGGCAAACTTAGTCTCGTCAACAGGGGTAGCGGCTTCTTCCAGTTGGGTCTGAAGTTTAGGTAGAGCACGCTCGCCCTTCATGTACTCAGCACGGCCTTCGGTACGAGCTTTTTCTTTCTCCGCACGCTTCTCTTCAGTAATGTCAGCCTTTGGCCGACCACGTTGCTTGCCGGTTACTGCTCCGGCTGCTGGTGCTTTTTGTCCTTCTTCTTTTGTTTGGACGGTTTTAGGGGTCTTAGTGCCAACGTCGGCTCCTTTAGTTTCTACAAGGGTTTTCTTTGCTACTTCTCTAGCGGCATCAAGTTCATCAAGTTGTTGAATAGCAGCATCAAATTTAGCTGAAGCCTCATTACGCTTGGCTTCTAAAGTTTTTACAGCTTCGTATTTTTTGTCTGAATCATAGTTACCGTTTTCATCAAGAACTAACGGTTTGCCATTGTCGTCTAAAACGTCTGCTGCGCGAACACTATCTAAATCAATTAGTTTGTCTAATAGAGCCGAGCTTTCTTCGCTTGCTTCATCAAGCTGTTTAAGAAATTCATTTCGTTTTTCATAATACTTTACAGTGTCCGTTATATCTGCGTCTGTTACTGCAACGGGCTTAGCTCTTTCTCTTTCAACAGGCTTTGCAACATCCGCTCTAACAGGAACCACTCCATCTCGTTTAGCTTCTCCAACTCCTGTGGTGGCGGGAACGTTGTCGGCTGATTGTGCAGGTAGCGCAGGGCTCTCTCCACCTGCTTTACTGATAGGTTCTGTAACATCTTTTGCTCCCTCTTCAATAGGCGCATTTGCTTCCTCAATCTCGTTACGCGCTAGTGTAGCGGCGTCTTCGGGCATGTAGCCCCGCTTCTTGTATTTTGCTACAAGTGCTTCAAGCTCTGGGGAGGGCGCAGGTTGTACTTCTGGAGTTACTTCAGTAGGAGCAGCTTCCGATACCACCGTAGGGGGCGCAGGTTGTACCTCTGCCGCAGGTTGTTCTTCTACCGCAGGCTTCATGCGTTTAGCTAAAGCATCTTTGAGTGCTTGGCGCTTATTAACAGGAGCTAGGGGGGTTTCTTCTTCTACCGTCCATGGGTCTAAAGTAGGTTCAACTTTTTCCGTAACAGGTGCTTCAGCTTTTGGTGTTGCAGCTACACGCAGTGCGCCCATACCAGCGGTTGGGCCAAGAGAACCAGCGGCTTCGGCGAGTCCAGATTCCAAAACATCTTTGGCGGTCTCCATTGTGGCAAACTTATCGCGCTCGCCAACATTAACTTTACCCGCAATTTGCGCGGCTTCTTGAGCGCTACCAGCTACAAACTCTTGCCCAGCTTGTTTAGGCAGTTCTTTAATAGCTTCTTTGGCCGCACCCCTACGGCCCATGCCTTGGATTGAGCTCTTAATGCCTTGCTTAGCAATAGAAGCGGCAGGGCCAAGCACTGTATCTAGTGCACCAGAAGCTACAGCAATGGCTGTGTTTACATCGTTAGTTTCTTGTAGCCTTTGAGCTACACGAGCGGCTCTTTGCTCAGGCGGTAGGGTTTGCAGTTCCTTGGCCAGTGCATCTAGACGATTGTTAACCGCCTCGGTATAACCCATACCCGTGCCGACAGTTAGCAGACCCGGTTGTTTTGCGGTAATAGCGGCAATGATAGAAGGTATAGCGTAGACAGCGCCCGAGCCAATGTTTTTAGACAGCCAATTACCAAAGTCTGCGGCGCTTTCGCTCTCTAGCACTTTCTCTTGGCGGCCTTCGTATTTCTTACCTTCACGCTTGTATTGCTCAAGTAAACCAAGAGAGGTGTTTACAAATGTTTGATCTTTGGTTAGGTCATTATTAATTGCTTGACGCAGTCGGCCACGCACCTCTGGGTTAGAGGCAAAATACATACGTGCTTGTGGGTCACGAGGTAACTCGTTAGGAGATTTAATTTCCCCTTTATCAATCTTGTCCAGCAACTCTAAGCGTTGGATGGTGTTACCAAGAACTTCAGCACTACCGGCTAATTTAAACTGCTCAACCGAGCTTGGGATGCCAACAGTAGCCGCGCCAACTGCGCCTTTTTTAGCTTCTTCAAGAGGAGAAAAACTTCTGTCAGGCTCCGCTTTAGGCACGGGTGGGGGCAAGAAAGGCTGAGCCGCTGGCGTTTGCTGTACTGGTTGCGCAGGTTTTACAAAACGCTCCATCTGCTGGGGCGTCATTTGTTGCGTAGGGGCAACGGCAGGGGCAGCGGCAATAGGAGTTTCAGACGCAACTTCCCAGCCAGAACTATCGGCTGCACCGACTGGAGTTTCGGAAACAACCGACCATTCGTCTTTTGCCATATTATTTCACTTGTACTGGTTGACCGTTCTTAAGAGTCCAAGTTTGCCCGTTTCCAAACTTTGTTGCAACACCTTCTTTTAACTTACTTACAGGCGGCGTGCTTGAAACGGCTGGAGCGGCAGCAGGGGCTGGAGAGTCGGCAGGGGCTGGCGCATTACCTCCAGACATTACAGTTGGCGCTATTCCAAACTCATTTTTAATTTGGTTTTTAAGTTTAGCAATACCCGCCGCATATTCAGTTGGGTTCTTTTTGCGCATCTTGCGCAGGTCTGAATATTCTGGGGTGTAGTATCTTTCAAGGAATTCTTGATTGGCTTTTTCAACTTTGCTAACTTCTACACGATTTGTACTAGCTGATTTGCTTAAACGATCTTGAGCTATATTCATAGCCCGCTTGCGTGTATTTGCGTCGTCAGGTTCGCCTTCAGCAATCAAAGCAGCTAATTCAATCTCGTAAGATGTACCCAAGTCAGTGGGTTTCTTTGCACCACCAGCGCCTTTATTTTTGGCTCTTTCTTTTGCAGATTGAACTTGAGCGTCGGCCATAATTTGGCTCTTAATAACACCAAGGTTACCGGAAAGAGCTTTACCAACAAGGTTGCTCTTAGCCACGTCCAAGTCTTTAGCAATCTTAGCCAAATCAGAATCAAGTTTTTGTTCTGCTTTAATGTCACCACTTTTCTGAGCTTGACGCAAAGCTTGAACTTTGTACTGCGCTTCGTTAAGAAGCTCATCTACTTTAATACCTTCTTGGCGCAAGTTAGTTTCTTCGCCCATGAATTTTTCAGTAGCGTTCATGCGGCTGCGAGCTAATGCACCAATTCCACCCATACCTGTTTGACCACGAGTTGCATCGCTGTAATCAAGCAGAGCTCTAGGCGTTATAAATTCTTTGCTTTTATCGAGGTTTGCTTGTCGTTGCGCGCGATCCGCTAATTTAGCTTCTTTTAATGAGGCGAGACCTTCTAAATAGCCTTTACCAACTGGGCCTTCATCAACGCCGTAATCTTTTCTTGCAGTTAATTCTTCTTCAATTTTTGCGGTTGAACGAACAGGACGTGCACCCGCTTTCATACGCGCTTCAAACTGAGGTTGGAGTCGGCGAAGTTCTGCTGCCGCGTCATACTCAGCGGCATTACTAAGAGTGCCTGACTCCACGCTATCTTCATCATCTTCTTCAACTTCTTGATCGCCGTCTGCACCACTGAAAGCAACAATGCCGCCTGAGCCGTACTCAAACATGCGCGGGTCAACAGGAACACCCATCAAACCACCACCCGCCGCCATACGAACGGGTTGCGCACCTTGAGGTGCTTGTTGGGGCATTGGCTGTTGTGGTTGAGGCTGTTGTTGACGCACTGGTTGAGGAATACCGGGAGGCACTGCTCGTTGCGCGGCTCCAGCTTGCTGAGCCATTTGCTGCATACCTTGTTGCTGTTGTCCTTGCTGCAATGCACCAATACCCATACTTTGCAGGGCTTGCTTAGGTAGGCTTTCGTTTAAAGGTTCAGCAGGGGGTTGCGCTTGTTGCGTCGACTGTATCTCTTTATTGATTTCGCTAATACGAGCAAGCGCCATAAACGGAGGCACTTGGGGGTTACCACCTTGAGCCGCTGACGTCAAATACTGGATTGACTCGGGTAAAGGGGGCAGCTTATTTAGCCTGCTTTGTACTTCCATTAAGTTCATGCTGCCACCTTTTATTTAGGAATCAAACCAAGATCTTTAAGCGTCTGCTCAACGCTAGGCAAACTACCAGTAATCTCGGCTAGCTGACCCATACCGGATTTACCTAATGGGCTATTAGTTACAGTAGAGATAGGCAGACCTTGCAACATAGACTGCAAGTATTGTGTTTGCTTCATTGGGTAGTCGCGCTGAGCTAAGAACTCATTGTAGTCGGCAGTGATACCTTCTTGCTCAATACCACGTTGTGCTTGACCCGCATTGGCCATCATATTGGTAAGATCTTTAGCTTGACCCATCTCAGTATTAAATTGACCCATACCCTTGTCGTACGCACTTGCGTACCCTTGGCCGATTGCTTTGTTCTGCTCTTGCAACAAATTGCGGTTAGCTTCAGATTCCATAATGGCTTGACGACCGCCGCCATAACCACCAGCTTGAGTCATCTTAGCTAAGCCGGGCTGCATATTAATCTGTGACTGCCTGCGTAGTTCTTCCAACTGTGGGTTAAGCACGGACTGCAAGTACGGGTTCATGTACTGAGAAGCAATACCCGGAGTACCAGCACCTGTTGCGCCAGTAGTTCCAGTGTTTAATCCAGCAATACCTGCACCCGCACCTGTACCTGTACCAATAGCGCCGGGGGTATAAGCATTAGTACCCATAGTTGGCGGTTGATATGCGCTAGTAGAACTAAAGCTTTGACCTAATTGAGTAGGAAACGCGAGATTACCCAAACCTTTAAACACGTTGCTTTGCAGGCCAGACTCACCAGCCGTCATTGGGCCTTGATAGGTTTGATAAGGTGAGTTGGCAATAGCTTGAGCTTGGCCAAGCATGTTTGTTACATACGGGCCTATGTAACTAGACAGAGTTTGTTCTGAAGTACCACCAGCAGCGGGCAATGCCGAGGCCGCTGTGCCTCCTGTATTTGTTAAGGGGGTAGCCATAGTCGTTCCTTAAGCGGGTAAATGCTTGTCTGATTTGGTATCGGCAGCAATGTTTTTGGCCTTGCCACGAGCCTTCTTAATTCTGTCCATCATTGCGTATAGTTTACGCGCACCAGCTTCTGTTGAGCCATTGCCCAGTTCAGAAACAATACGTGCTGGAATAACAAATTCACCGTCGGCTAACCGAGCGGGTTGTCTTTTACCAATAGTAGCTGGGATGCTGTCAGACACACCATCACCGGGGCCACGGAGCAGGCGGCCACCATCGGAGTAACCACCTAAATTGGCAATACCACCACGAGCAAAGTTTTGATAGGACATGTCTTCTGTAGGCGCAGCAACAGATTCAGCGGGAGCCGTAGACGCAGGTACTGTTGCAATGCCCGTAGACGCAGGGGTTGCTGGAGTTTGAGTAGGGGTTTGGCCGGGCTTAAGATACTGCATTGGGCTGAAATACGTAACGCCACCAGAACCGGGTCGGCGGGGGATTGGTATACCCTTTGCATCTAACATTGGAGTGCCCGCTGCATTCATCATTGAAGTTGGGATAGGCAATTGTTGACGATACGCAGTTAAAGTGGGGATACCACCTCTGTAACCACCGGGGCCTTTTTGTACATCAAAAATCTTGTCGGCTAAGTTGCCTAAGCCAGCAGCACCCAAGGTTTGTAAAAGAGGCGAATCTTTAAACAGTTTGGCGAGATCTGAGCTACTAAATAGACTGCTTTGATTTGCAATTTGAGCGTTAATACCGGCGGTAGTGCCGTCGTCGGCAACCGCGTCATTTGCATAATAGCCACCGCTTTGAAGGTAGTTATCTAGCTCTCCTTGGGAACCAGAGTCGTATCCAGTTTCACCTACACTCCAGTCAATTTCATCACCCATATTAGGCTCCTTGCCTTACGATTTGTTCAATTTCTTCAGGGGTCGCAGCGTTGTCACTTGACCCTTCAATCTTTTTAAGCAATTCTTCAATGTCATTTTCGTCGGTTTTGCCCTTCTGGGCAAGTGCTTCTTCCTCAATCTTTTCACCTTCAGCACCGGCTTTGGTGACGCTCAGCGCCTTGTATTCTTCTTGGTCTAACTTGCCCGACTTGCCGACCTTCTGCTTCTTAGCCCCAAATTCTTTGCCGTAGTAGAACACGTTGGCCAATTGAGGTACGCCAAAAGAACCCGCAAGTGCGGTAGCTTGAGGCCAAGTTAGACCCGTTTGCTTGCTTGGATCCTTTGGATTCTTAGGCGGCTTAGGTGGCGGCTGTTTGGTTGGGTCACTGATAATTTTATCAATAATTGGGTCGTCTAGCAGAGTTGTAACTTTATCAATTACGTCATCATCTAGGTCGTCAATAACTTTTTCTGCGTCTTTAATATTGGGCAGGTCGGTAGTTACCTTAGTTTCGGTCTTTACTTCAGGCTCAGTCTTAACTTCTTTCTTTACTTCAGGCTCAGTCTTAACTTCTTCCTTAACTTCAGGCTCAGTCTTAACTTCTTCCTTAACTTCAGGCTCAGTTTTAATTTCTTCCTTAACTTCAGGCTCAGTCTTTAGTTCAGAAATTATGTCGGGCTTAGTTTCAGTTAATCCCGCAGTCTCTAACTCAGAAATTACGTCAGGCTCAGTTTTAACTTCTGCGTCTATCTTAGCTTGGGCATCTGCGGCGGCTTTAACTTCTGCGTCTATCTTAGCTTGGGCATCTGCGGCGGCTTTAACTTCTGCGTCTATCTTAGCTTGGGCATCTGCGGCGGCTTTAACTTCTGCGTCTATCTTAGCTTGGGCGTCCGCTGCGGCCTTAGTATCTGCATCGGCTTTAGTTTGGGCATCCGTAGCAGCTTTAACATCTGCATCGGCTTTGGCTTGGGCATCTGCGGCGGCTTTAACTTCTGCGTCTATCTTAGCTTGAGCGTCCGCTGCGGCCTTAGCATCTGCATCGGCTTTAGTTTTAGCATCTGCGGCAGCCTTAGCATCTGCATCGGCTTTAGCTTGGGCATTTGCGGCAGCCTTAGCATCTGCATCGGCTTTAGCTTGGGCATCTGCGGCGGCTTTAGCATCGGCCTTTGTTTTTGCAGCAGCAGCATCTGCATCGGCTTTAGTTTTAGCATCCACAGCAGCTTGGGCATCTGCATCGGCTTTAGTTTTAGCATCCGTAGCAGCTTGGGCATCTGCATCGGCTTTAGTTTTAGCATCCACAGCAGCTTGGGCATCTGCATCGGCTTTAGTTTTAGCATCCGCAGCAGCTTGGGCATCTGCATCGGCTTTAGTTTTAGCATCCGCAGCAGCTTGGGCATCTGCATCGGCTTTAGTTTTAGCATCCGCAGCAGCTTTAATATCTGCGTCTATCTTAGCTTGAGCGTCTGCGGCAGCCTTAACATCTGCGTCTATCTTAGCTTGGGCATCTGCGGCAGCCTTAGCATCTGCATCGGCTTTAGTTTTAGCATCTGCAACGGCTTGGGCATCTGCATCAGCTTTAGTTTTAGCATCTGTAACGGCTTGGGCATCTGCATCAGCTTTAGTTTTAGCATCTGTAACGGCTTGGGCATCTGCATCAGCTTTAGTTTTAGCATCTGCTGCGGTTGTATCTGAAATTACGCTTTCAAGAGTACCATCTTTAGTATCAGTTAGTCCCGCAGTTTCTAAAGTAGTAACAACATCGTCTTTAGCCTCACCTTCGGTCTTAGTCTCAGACAGCCCCGCAGTTTCTAAGGTAGTAACAACATCTGATTTGGCATCCACCGCAGCCGCAGTTGCTTTTGCGTCTGTAGTAATAGCGGTTTCTTTAGCCTGCAACCCAGTCAAATCACCGATTGTTAAGGGTTTACCATCACTTGCAGTTCCAATAACTACGTCTGGTTGGACTTTAAAGTCCGTACCTTTACCTGTTACGCTAGAACCAAGCACGTCACCAACTGTGACCGCGTTGCCGTCTGTGTCAAAACCAACAGGCGCATTTAAATTATCAACGCTAAACTTAGTATCTTCGCTGCCATTTTTGGTAAGGTTATGAACAACCGCCTCGGCCACAACAGTATTAGCAACCGACTGAGCTTGGGCAGGGTTCATGCCTGCGTCTTGCATCGTAGCTGCAATCTGCGTACCGGCGTCTGACAAGTTTTTGGTATTGGCAAGAGTGCTTGCAACTTGAGTCTGTAAGTCGCCCGCTTTATCGCCAGCAACAGAGTTAAGTATTTCAGAAGAAGCCGCTTGTTCTACTTTGCTAAGCGCCATCTCACCTAATTGGATAGAGGCTACAGTGTGTCCAGCAACCGCCATACCCGCAGTTGCGCCAGTCAAAATGTTGTTTACGTTAACCTTGCCGGTAGCAAAGTAGTCTTCAAAACCTTGAGCCCCGCCTTCTTCTACATATTCTAGCGGCATCTCTTTAGCCGCTGATTTACCTACTGTACCAAGAGTTGTCTTTTGAACTACGTCACCCGCAGCCCGCTTAATAAACGGAGCATCAACAATAGGGCCAAGCACCGCAGCTACGGTAGCGGTAGCAACAAATGCTTTTTGGCCAGCGGCATGCGCGGCTTCTTCACTCATACCGGCTTTTTCGGCTTTAGCTACCGTGCCGTTATACCCTGCGCCACCAGCTTCGATTCCGTTAACAATAGAGTTAGCAGCAAAGCCAATTAGTTTGCCGCCCCACTTAGCCGCACTTGCACCAGTTAAAATTGGAATAACTTCTTGGATACCTTCTTTAACTACGGTGTAGCCAAAACCAATTGGGTTGTTAATAATTGCAGAAGGCAGTGCTTTTAATTTAGCGCCAGCATCTGGCCAGAAATTTCCAGTATTACCAGCTTTAGCAATCTCAGTTATAAACCCTTGTTCTTGATCTTGCGCTTTGGTACTAACGTTATTTGCTCCATAGGAAGTCAAACCATTTGCCATGCCCGCAAGTAAGCTGTTTTTGCCAATAGCCCCGCTAGCCTTAAGCGTCCCTTCAAGAGCAGATGCTTGTTCACCCAAAGCCCCGGATACCGTGCCGGTAACATTTTTAAATACCGATGTAATAGCACTGTCGGATTCTTCAGCCGACAACTTGGCAGTTCTGTTCTGCGCAGCGAGTCTTGCGGTTTCCGCCGTCGATTGGTTAGGGGCGTTACCTAGTACTAAAGAATTATTTAATGCTGTTAAACGCCTAATTTCCGCAGAAGATTGATTATCCAAACCAGATAGTTTGTCTGCCGCAGCTCTTCTTGCCGCAGTATCACCCTGTGCTGCAACTGTACTGGATGCGTCAGTTACTGTAGATAAGTTAGATGCGTTTAAGGCATCAAGTGCTTTATCTCCTGCGGTAATGTTTAGATCTGGACGCTCTTCTTTTGTAGCGGTGCTAAAGCTTTCTACTTTACCTGTCTTGGGGTTTAACCAATCAAATGTTTTATTTGCGCCAAGTTCTTTACGTGCCAGTGCATACGCATCATTAAAGCTACTGCTAGTTTTAATCGTATCCCGCAGTTGGTCGTTTGCGGCGTTTCTATCTTGTGCGCCTTTTAGGTCACCAAACTCAGTATCAATAAGCGTACTAGCGTCTGTAAGAGTTTTTGCAAGCGCATCCGCACCGCCGAGGTTTAATGTGTCCGGGGTTGTAACTGCATCGCTACCAATAGACGAAACAACATCTTTATTGGCAAGGAGTGAGGTAATAGTGTCGGCATCTGTTGCAGCATTGCCGTCTACTAACCCAGCTTTAGTTAGCGTATCTTCTGTGTTTGTATCTAGGCTTCCAGTTGTGCCTTTAGCGTCGGCAATAGCTGAATTGGCCGCAGAGATAGCGGTATTGATAACAATCTGATCCAGTGGTTTACCTGAAATCACGCCTGTTACGGCATTGGTAACCATCTTCTTTTGGTTAGCGGTTAGGTCGCCAAACCCTTCAATATTACCTAAGAGCGAATTAACAGCACCGTTAACACCACCGGTAACAAAACCTCTAGTCATGGCTTCGCCAACATCTTGGCCACTAAGCAGCGCAGTGCCAGCAGAAACCGCAGCGTTTTGGAAAGAGTTAGTTAGCGTGTTTGTAAGTTCTGTTGACAGCCCAAGGTCTTTAATAAACGAAGCGCCATCTGACATGAAATCCATACCAGGGATTTGAGCGCCAGCAAAACTAATTGCAGCGCTTTTAATTGAATCACCAAGGTCTTTACCGCTTAAAACGTTTACAGCTAAATTAGCCGCAATCTGTTGAGGTATAGACAAACCACCCGTAGCAATAGCCAAACCAATTTGACCGATTGGGCCAAGGTCTGCCATAAGATTTGCTAAATCATTAGACGATGCACCAGTGGTGTAAAAGATTGGCGTTCCATCAGGGGCAAATTGAACTCGATAACCTGTGTTACCTTTACCTGCAAACGTGCCGCCAAACGCATTTCCTGTTTGACGTTCACTGTATGTATTAGGGACAGCTTGGCCTGTTTCTTTGTTACCAAATGTTTTTTGCCCTGTATCAACTACAGGTTTGCCGTCTACTATTTTTACTTTTGATGTGTCAACGGCATCGTAGCTTTCACCATTAGATACCCCGTAAAGCGTTTCAATTTTTGCGTCTTTAGGTATTGGCACGTATTGACCGATTCCGTTGCCATCACTGTCAAATTGACCAGTGCTTTGATATACCGCATTTCTAATTTCGCCATCGCCAAGGTCAATTTTGACAACTTGGTTTCCGTTATACGTTTTACCAATTTCTTCAACGGGCGCTAAAAGAGGAACCTCACCAAACTGTTTAATGTCTGTAATGCCAATACCGGTCAAAATCTTAGCCATGTCAGCAGCATTAGCTTGAGCTGATCCATGCCCTTGACCCTGCCATTTGTCGGTTAGTCCTTGCCCAAGAATCTGTTGGGTCAATGTGGTAGTGGCAGCAGACCCGGTATCCGCAAGCACGTTACCTGACGCATTAACGATTGTGCCAGTAGTAGTTAGATATGTACCGTTCTTTAAATCAACCGCATTTTGCACTTCTGGTGGAGCAATTGTAAAAAGCGGGCCACCCAAACCTTGGTTCGCTGGCTTAAGTCCAAGAAAATCTATATCTTTTAATCCTTCTTCTATTTCTTTTATTTGTTCAGGAGTTAAAACTATTTCAGGCTCAACTGCTGCAACTTGGGTTGTGTCCGCAGTTGTTTGTGTTGTACCTACAAGATTAGGAGCCAACGCTGTTTGTTCTTCTTTAGTTTTAGTGGCGAGTTCTGCTTTAGCTGCTTGCAAAAAGTCAGCTTTTTCCGACTCATCTACAGTAGGCCCAAATGCGTTTTCCCAGAATGCCTTACCACCTGCATCTGATGGACGGCCAAGAATGGTTGTGTACAAATCTTCTACCGTCATAGTAGATTCAGGAATAGACGCAATGTAGTCGTCTACTATGTCAGTAGTTTTTGCGGCGGGAATTTCAACAGCGGCGGGAGTTTGAACGGCGGGAGTTTCAACAGCGGCGGGAGGTTGAGCGGCGGGAGGTTGAGCGGCGGGAGGTTGAGCGGCGGGAGGTTGAGCGGCGGGAGGTTGAGCGGCGGGGGCTTGAACGGTGGCTGGTCGATACGGGGCAAAGATGCCAACAATATCACTATCAGATAACCCCATACCTTTAAATTGCATAACTAAGTCGTTGGTAGCATCCCGCCCACCAAAAACGTCATACACGTCTTCATAAGCATTAGAAAAATTTGTTGGTAATGCCATATAAACTTATTAAGATGTTTTTATTCGCAGCATCTGGCTGGTATCTTGAACACCGTCTTGTGTGTCTCGATAGACATCACCCAATCTTAAGTTGGGTAAATCTGCTTCTGTTGGAAGCGTTGTTAAGTTAATGTTTAACCGCGCAATGTTGATTGGTTGAATAGCGTTTAAACGTTGAAAGAACAAATTCAACACGTTCAACATCTGACCCATATAGGCTGCTTCATATTCTGGCGGTGGAGCCGGTAAACGCGGCGGAGATTCTTGCATAAAACTCATGAGTTACCCCTTCTGCCGTCTTGTTTGATGTCGATACGGGGTGAACCCAACTGCCAAGCGCACCCAAGCTGGTTAGATTCAACTTGAATAATCATCTGACGGCCTCGCACCCTAACATAGACTTGACCGGTAAACTGTTCAATCACGGAAGTAGATGTTCGGATTACAGTGGCCGTAGAATTACCACCTAAAGAAATAGGATCGTTATACCCAGAACCTGAGTTTTGCATAGGAATTAGCGTCATTGTGACTTGTGGCGAAGCGGCATTTGATCCACGGAATGTAATGTCTGGAAGCATTCTCCAGACAAACCCAAAGTGATCGCCGTCATCAATGTCAAACTCAGCAGAACCAATAACAGCATTGATAGCCGCAGGAGTTCCTGTTTGATTGTCATCGTTACCTTGCTCATGGTTAACAAGGTTATAGGAATAAGTTGCCGCTAACGGAAAATCACGCAAACCAGAATCCAACCAAGCTGTACGGCCTAATGTGCCGTATGCCCATACATCTTCCAAGTAGTTATACGTTACATAAAGGTCAATCTCATTGCTATTGGCAGAGCAGTAGAACCACCAAGCTTCGTTAAAACCTTCGTTTGTCCCCGCAAACACCTGTGCGGCTTGAGCAGTATTAATGTCTTGGAAAATATATTGCTTAAGGTCACAACGCAAAGTCTGCACACGGCCATCGTATTTGTAGAATTTGTCTACGCCCATCCAATACACTACGCCAGAGGCCAAACATACTGCGTTAGGGCCAATAATTGAAACGTTATCGCCAAGTAGTTGAGAAGACCAAACCACGGGTGGCCCAACGTATTGAAGTGAATATATGGCTGAATCTGTAAACACCACAATCTCTTGACGAGCTTGGATGGCGGTGACAATCTCAGAACCGTGCGACAACTGTAAGCTACCCGCTTGGTTTGTGATGGCAGGGGTCCAAACAAGAATGCTCTCTTGGTCAGACCAGCGAATTAACATGGGGTTTAGCGTAGATGAACTGTAGTCATCGCAACCAAACGCAAACACAAAACGGCTTGCGTCAGACACAAATACAGACAAAACCACAGAAGGTGTATCTGCGTCTGCTCCCATAATGCTAGATACCAACACACCCCGTGACGTTACACCAGTTCCTGCATCCCAATAATACAAAGCACCCCCACGGGGGTTGAAGATTAAGTCTTCTCCAAAGTTACTTTGACTCCATAGGCGAATGGTACTTATAGATGTTCCGCCAGTACCCCAAACACCAGAACCCCAAAAGCCAGCACCCCAACCAACCAAAGGAACTGCAATAGCTGGGCCGGTATTAATTTGATACGCCGCCGCCACCGAAGCTCCACCACCGGGAGATCCTGAAACATCTGTGGCATTTGCCGTAGCTGTAACTGTAATCGTGTACGAGTTAACGCTAACAAAAGTAATTTGATATTCAGCATTTAATACATCAGCCGTGATATTGCCGCCAAGCCCAACAGCACCGCTGAAAGTAACAAAATCGCCCGTTATGCCACCGTGACCTGTATCTGTAACAGTGATAACTGCCGACCCATTTGTAGCTACAAAAGGATTAGTGTTAATTGTGCTGGTTGCGCGAATAGGGGTGATGTCGTTATAAATACCACCTTGTTCAATGTAAAACTTTAAATTAGTTCCAACACCTACAAGGTTTAACCCACCGAGGGTAATCCAGTTCCACAAAGAACGACAAACGCCTTGGAATATAGCACCAGAAATACGTACCCAACCGCCAATTTTCTCAGGCGTACCTTGCCGAAACCGCATCTTATCGGATACATACCAACCGTTCTCATTGGTATATCTGGTGTTTTCTTTGTTTACACCCGGCTTCAGTAATAGTTTTTTTAAAGGCATCGGCAGTCCTAAGATAGAAACAGTGCTTTTTCAGCGTCCCTGCGCTTTTTTAGCCCTGCGAGTATTTTGCCACCAGCCATGCAATACAGCAAGAGCGCATCGGCTGCGCCTTCCCAATCACCACGGTTTATTTTCATCCGAATAGAAGAGCGCTGAAAAGCCCCCACTCCGGCGTTGAAGGCAAAGCTGACGCACGCATCGAAAGCCCCTTGACGACCAGATAAAGCGGGAGCAAGTCGTAGAACACCAAGTTCAGTAGGTCTGACATCATCTTGGAATAGTTTCTCGATCTTTTCTTTAGTCCAGACACGGTTGTCCTCCGGTTTCAGTGGCATCTCTTTGCGGATCATGGGGGTGTCTTTACCCTCCACCCTGACTACAGGCAAACGAATTTGGTCTTGGTACAGCACATGACCATAACCAATTGTCCAAATATGGGCTGGGCAGAGGTACGGCTTAGTCCTGTACCCCTCCCACTGGTGCATCAACTTAGCGCCAGCTTCGCCTAGTTTCATTTCTTGCTCCAGCTACGTGAGCCAAACCAGAAACCTATGATGCCTCCAAGCATTGCCATCTCGTCAGTGGAGAAGATGATGTCAGACAGGCGGATCAGGTCTTCTATGCTCATGATTAAGCTGGGGCGGCTGTAAACGTAGTAGGCAATCCATGCGTTTATTGCACATAGCTCCAGCACAAAGATGTAAGTGACCATTGGACGAACGGTTCCAACAAAGTTCACCACCCAAGTGCTGGCATTTTCCATAACCTTCTTGTCGTGGTCATAGGCGGCAACAGTCATCTGCGCGTCTGTTTCCATAGCAATCTGGTCGGTGCGTATCTCTTCCATGCGCTCTTGAGCGGCAAAGCCCTGCGCCATCATCTGTAGCTGTAGTTCTACTTGCACACGGGCAAGAGCCAACTCATGCTTCTGGTCTGCCTTGTTTTGGAAGAAGTCTAGGAGTTTGGGCAAGCCTGATATGAGCAAACCGCCAAGTGTTGAGAATAGTGAAAGCATTATTTTTTCCCCAGTTTTTCGTAGATAACGGCAATGTCTTGTCGGTTGTGCATGATGTCATCACGGTTCTTTTGGATTTCTTTTTCCAAATCCTGACGTAGCTTCTCACGGGCTAGTTCTGCTCCCGTATTGGTAGCTTGTTTGTTGTCTGAAGTAACAACCAAACTAATCTTGTTGTTTAACACAGTCACTTCATGCGACAAGTGCGATAGTGAGTTCATTAGATACACCACACAAGTGAACAGAATTGGCAGGATAGCAAACGCCACCTTTTCAATCAAAGCATGTTTTTCGTTTGGTTCGCTCATAGTCCAATCATTCCAAGAAGTTTATTGACAATTTTTGAGGCCAACTCATCTGGCAGGAAGCGGAGCAGTCCAAGCACCCACCAAGCAATGCACAACCGCACAAAGACTTTAAGGAAGAGGTCAAATTGCTTCTGGTACTCATTCACCGCCCACACCTTGATCTAGCACACAGATCAGAAACTTCATTAATACCCCAACCAACAGCACCAATAAACATCACAATAATAACAATAGCAGCCGCCCACTGCATTTGTTCAGCCTCGGCCTCTTTGCGCTTCTTCTCTTCATCCTTGGCTTTACGGGCTTCTATTGCATCATCCCTGTCCATCTCAGCGGCTCTAGCCTTGATCTTGTTCCAAACGTCTATGTTGCCAGTCTGTATATAAAGCAGTTGAAGCTCCGACTCCAGTTTAGCCGTTTGCATCAAGGCATTTTCGATCTGCATTGCCAAAGCAAAGTTAGACTTATTGCCAGACCGCTTGGCTTCAACCATCGCTTTGGTGGCTTGGCTCTTAGCATCAAAGAGCTTGCCCAACATGGGCGCTAGTCCACCAAGATCGTTAGCCACCTTCGCAGCTTTACGGACTAATCCTATGGCGCTTTGTAAACCTTCAAGAGCCGTGACCGGATCTAACATCATTTCCGTACAACCTTTTCCCACTGTAGGCAAACAACTTTGCGGTTATAAACATCACCCGTCCACGCCCACCGCACACAGCGGTACTCAGTCTTCCTATCTTGACTAGATGCTCCCGGTAGAAACACCAAAAAGAGCATCAATAGCCAGCGCATTTACCACGCCCAACTCCATGCAATCATGTACGTGCCAAAGATAACGAAGGCCACTATACAGGCCGCCGCAATAAGTGCTTCAGCCCAGTCCCACATGATTAGGGAGCATCAGGCCATGTGATAGTCCACGGGAAACCTGATTGAGAAAGAATATCTCTTAATGCTAGATCGTTCATGTGAAACCCCTATTGTTTTTTAAAGCTAATAGCGCAAGTAAACCATCTTGTATACTTTTTTCTTCTTGCGTCATTTGGCGAACATGATGAATATCTTTGCATATTCCATCTACTAAAGCATAGCTTAAACCTTCGTACACTTCGTAGTCACCAAGAACAGGCGGTTGAATCCGTTGAAAACGAACAAATTCAGATGGCAAATTGTTTGTATCAATGTGAGGAAATGCTTGACAAAAATTACTACTTAAAATTGGATGTTCAAAAGGTTGATTGTCAACAATACGAATAAATAAATCCATTACAAATCCCCTGTATTTGTTGACGGAAACGCTCTAGTTATTCCACTAGTGCCAGCCCAAATAATGCGAACCGCACCGTTTCTGCCATTATTAAGACCACCGCCGCCATATAGACCACCTTGACCAACGCCAGATTGAGGGCTATCTCCATTTGTACCGCCACTGCCACCAGTACCAACTCCCACGGCTCCATAGGCTCCGCTTGTTCCTTCTCCAAGTATGCCAACACCGCCGCCAGAAGCACCATTACCACCAGCGCCAGCGCCCCCAGTTCCACCAGTAGATTTTCCAATACCACCAGCGCCAGAATAACCACCAGCACCTCCAGCTCCAGCATTGGCATATGAGGTTGCACCACCACCACCGCCTGCCCCACCAGAGCCGCCTGTACCATTTAATACAGTACCACCAGCTCCAACCGCAGAAGTAGTGCCTCCTCGCCCACCTTGTGCGCCACAAGTAGTTCCGTTAAAGGTACTGTCACCACCATTTGTACCAGCGGAAATTCCAGTTGATACACCCCTTGCGCCAACCACTACGGTATAACTTGATCCGGGGGTTACAGTGATACTATTTGCATACGCTAATGCTCCACCACCACCACCGTAATAAAAATCTGTGGGATCAACATATAAATTACCCATACCGCCACCACCGCCAACACAAACAACAGAAACTGAAGTTACACCCGCAGGTGCAACCCATGTATAAGTACCCGCAGTTGTAAATGCTTCTTGACCCGCTGCTGCGGGAACAATAAATGATCTAAGGTTTGTAAAAACAGCTTGTAGTGCACCACTCATGTTAAACCACTCCCTGAAATAAGCCAAGATGTTGAGGTAATCTTAATGCAGGTTGCTGATCCGTTTGTAGCCAAGGTTCGTGAACCTGTTGTACCTGCGGAAGATAAAACCAATGTGTCTGTTGTGATGGCAATCGTGACGTTTGCCACAGCCATGTTGATGAATGTGATGGCAGTTCCAATTGGGAACGCAACGCTTGAGTTTGCGGGAATAGTAAATGTTCTAGCGTTATTGTCACCAACTGGGTGAAAAATGTGTTTACCAGCATCGGCTAAAACCAATGTGTAAGCTGCCGATTGACTGTTTTGTGGGATGTTTAAAAATCCAACGCTGTTTGTGCCATCAACCGTGCAAGAACTTAATACACCACTTGCGGGAGTACCCAGTGCTGGGGTTGTCAGCGTTGGGCTTGTCAGCGTTTTGTTGGTCAGCGTATCAGTTGTTGCCCTACCCACTAATGTGTCGGTGCTTGTTGGTAGCGTCAATGTACCCGTGTTGCTGATACTTGAGATTATTGGCGTTGTCAGAGTCTTGTTGGTGAAAGTCTCTGTACCCGCCAAAGTTGCCAATGTACCCGTTGTGGGAAAAGTGACGTTGGTTGCGCCTGTTAGTGTTCTTGTGTATGCAAAGTTTCCTGAACCCGTTACTGTCATTGCCGCATTATTTGCTACACCTGTACCGCCATTTGCTGGAGCCAACGTGCCAGCCAAAGTAACTGCGCCAGTTGTGGCTGTAGAAGGGGTAAGCCCTGTTGTGCCAGCAGTAAATGAAGTTACTCCGCTATCTACAGTAGAAGCCAGCTTCACATAGTCAGTGCCGTTAAAGTACACATAAGCTGACTCACCCACAGCGATAGAAACACCGGCTTGCCCCGCTGCTTTAAACGTCACAATACCGCCAGTGGCGGCGTTCACCACTGTGTACGTTTTACTGTAACTTGGAGCCGTTACTACTTTGGCCACTGTTAGCGTGCCCGTAACTCTGACGATGGCAAACTGCGCTGTTACCGTACCCGCACCTGTCAAGGTAGATACGATGTTAGAAGCTGAAGCGTCCCCTGTAGTGTTTGCAAGAGTTACCGCGCCATCATTTGTTAGCGTCAGTGTGGCTGCAATAGCAATGTTGGTGTATTCGGTAATACCGTTGTTAACCGTATTGCCCCATGTACCAGAAAGTTCACCCTGTACCGGTAAGGCAAGTCCTAGTTGTCCCGTTGCGCCTGTAGTCATTTAATGCTCCTAAGTTGTTGCAACAGCAGTCCACCCCGCCGTTTGCGTGTTACCAATATTTTGCCAGTTTGCGTTCTGCGTGTCATCTATTATTTCCCAGAAAGGTCGTGCTGTGATTGAATCTATGCCCGTTGCCAATTCTGCAATAGAGGCAACAAACGCCGCCGCTGCCGCCAATGTATCCGCGCTTACTGCTGTCTCCGTTACCGAGGAACCAAAACTTGCCGTTGCTGTGACTGCATCTGACCCCGTAGCGGTTTCTGTAATTGCCGCATTAACTACAACTACCGCCGTTACTGCGTCTGTGCCTGTCGCTGTTTCCTGCACATCACCAAAATATACAAGACTTCCAGCTATGTTATCTGTTCCGGTTGCTGTCTCCGCAACTGTAGCCGCGTACACAGGAACACTCGATACCGCATCCGCCGCCGTTGCCGTCTCCGCTATGGTTGAGAAGTACGTTGGTGACGCCGTTATTGCATCGCTACCCGTACTTGTCTCAGTAACCTGTGCCGCAAACGCTATACCCGCTGTTACAACATCTGTTCCCGTTGCCGTTTCTGTTACCGCTACACTAATCCCCAGCGTAGACGTTACAACGTCTGAAGCAAGAGCTAGCTCACCAACCCCACCCCAAGAGTTGTACCCCCAAGCGCTCTCGCCCCAACCCGTGCCCGCTATTACCGCATCGTATACTTCGCCACCTACTGTTGCATCTGTACCCGTAGCAGTCTCAGTAATTACCGCGACTACAGCTATGACCGAAGAAACCGCATCTGTTACTGTGCTTGCCTCTGTTACCGTTGTAGCATACAACGGCCCCCCTTCAGCAGCATCTGTTCCCGTTGCCGTTTCCGTTACTGCCGGAAAATACGTTGGCAACGCTGTTATTGCATCTGTGCCCGTACCCGTTTCAACAACTGAGGCATCAACACTGAGTGCCGATGTAACCGCGTCCGTGCCTGTAGAGGTTTCGTCTACGGAGCTAGTGAAGGCGGTAAAACCACCCCACCCTTGTTCGCCCCATAAGCCGTCACCCCACCCAGCCATATTAAGCCGCCAAGCTGAATGTGTAAGTCACAGATAAAGTATCGCTGTTCACCACAGAACGGTCACCGGGTGAGCCAAAGTCAGCGGCAGAGAACAATGTTCCTGTTGTGCCACCTTTAGTATCGTTGCTCGTCAAAAACGCACCGCCAACTGTTGCCGTGCCGTTAATGTTAAACACGGCTGGTGAAGCTGTATTAGTTACCACGGATGGATTAGCGGTTGTAGCTGTTACAAAAGTAGCAGTCACACGGGTTCCGTTGCTGTATGCCGTAACTTCTGTCCAACCAGCATGGGAAGCCATTGTGTCGCCCGCCGCAGGTGTATTAGAAGCGCCAGCGCCGTACAAGCCAAGATACCAAGTGGTGATCTGGGTTACTGAGGTCAAAGCACTGCCCGCCATGTATGCCAGACCCGCGTTAACCACCAAGTTCTTAGACTCAGCAGTCCACTTCAAGTTACCATCTTTGTCATGGCATTTGATTTCAAATAAACCGGTCGCCTTTGCGTCCTCACCGGCTTTGGTGTTACAAGTCAGACCACTAGAAACAACGTCAGTGGCTTTGGTTTTTTCAATAGTCATGATGACTCCTTAGTTAGAAGAACGAATCAATGCTGCTGTTGCTGTGTTTGCAGGCATTGTAATAGTGAAATTAGTAGAAGTCTTGTCAGACCCAAAGTCCAACACAGCAATGGATTTATTACCTTGGGTAACGTTGTAGATCAAAGCACAACGAGCCGTTACTGAAGCGTTAAACACCACATCGGCAAAATCTACATACGCCGTGTAACCAGACGAGCTAATGGTTACGCCCGTTAGCGTTACGCCACCAGCCACATAACCCGTACCAGTCACTTCACCACTTGTCGTGTAAGCAGTAGTGGCTTCGTTTAAATTGGCATTAGCCGTATACAGGGCTATCTTTAACGTATTTGAAGACAGGTTGTGAACGCCTGTGTATAGCTCCGTTTTGAAACTAGTGGTCTGGGTTTGGAGAATACTGCTCATGAAACAGCCACCCTAATTTGACCATCACGATAAGCATCAGCACGTTGTTTGCCATCCGACAAGTTTTTATACAGAGCAATAGCTTGTACGTAACGTTGTTGAGCAAGAGCCACCATGTCAGCCTCACCCTTCATGTAGGTATAGGCTTCGCATATAGTTCCATACAACAAAACAGAATCAAAGTTATCGCCTAGCCAAGTGGTTTCGGCAGTGACAATAGACTCAGGGTAGTAGTTGTAATGAAGCTCTGCGTTGTATGCAGCACTTGGTGTAGGGCCAACAATAAACGTCAACTCATTTACATTGTCTGACCGGGGGCCAAAGATGGCGTAGTGTTTAGGCTCAGATGCAAATGCAGACAAAGGGTAAGCTTCACGGATAAAGTTAACGTCTTTGTTTAAAAGATATAAGTAATCACCTTGGAAGGCAATAGAGCCTGATACCGTACCGTTGTTTGCGACTGTTAAGGTGACCGTAGTCCCCACAATACTTCTAACCTGTGCGTTAGTGCCAATTCCTGTGCCGGTTGCCTGCTGACCTACTGCAATACCTGTCGTACTAGCAACCACAATTGTTTTCTGCCCAGATGTTCCTGTGGCAGTTGTCGTGTTATACGGGTATACGGCAAGGCTGTAAACAGATAAGAAATCTGTTGGGCACTGAAGATACTTATTACCAGTGGTTAATATGCCCGTCACGTTCTTTCGCAAATTAGCTGGCTGCGCGGTGTTATAGATGCGCTGCTCCGCCTGACGAATGAACACATTCATATTGTCAGTTGGGAAAGAGTTCTCGCAGTAATCGCTTACCTGCGTGACAAGCTCGGTGTAATTCATGCCATTGGGCCTCTTGACATTACACCTTTAGTCGCTGCACCTGCGCCACGCATTTTGATACCCGAAGTTTTAGCGGCTGGCTGTGGACGGCGAGAGATGTTGCCTACAGACATATTGACTGTATTTGCATCACTGTGGTCAGGGCCAGAGCCGGGGTTAGTAGAAGCACTGACAGCTTTGCCAGACATTGTGTGTGGTTTAGCATAGACTTTGGCATCGCCAACTTCTTTACCCATCAATTTTTTGCTGTATGTAGCCATGATTAGCCTCGTTTCTGATTAGCAATTTTTGCCAAGTTACGACCCATAGTCTTCATATCGGCATTGGTTTTACCCTTACCTTTGCCTTTACCGCCGTGCATCATGCCAGCAGTAGGGCCGCTATCACCTAAATTTTTACCTTCGGTTTTACCTTTTTTAGCAATACCGTCGGCTGATTTTCTAAATGCCATTTTAATCTCCTTAACTAACCGTTACTGTACCAACAAATGTCGTTGCCACCAAGTAGTTTGGTGTCAATTCATTATCAAAAAATCTAGACCCACCAACTGGAGCCCAGCCCCACTGAATGTCTCGTGAACCGCCTGACAAGTTACCAGCCGAGTTAACACCAGAAGTTACATACGTTGTATCCCTACGCGGGTTACGCAAAGCTTGTGGGTCATCTACTGGAAACGTACCTAACATTAACTGTGGCTGATCTGGATCCCAGCACTCAGGGCAAACCAACAATTCATACTTACGCTGTTTAATGATTTCAGTCTTAAGTTGTTTTAACCTAAATTGCTGACCACAGCGATCACATTCAGCAATCGCTATCTTGCCGGATGCGTACCGATTACCCATTAGTAACCCCCGCCACTTCCAATAAACATTGGCCTAGGAACAAGGCGAAGCGGAGCTTTCTCTCGGTCTTCACCAGCGGCAATCTCAAAGGTCTCATCGTAAATCTGTTTAAGCATCTGGATGCGGGGCATCAATTCAGGTACTTTGATTGCAATGTGATACGCCAAACCAGCTACAAGGCACGGTAAAAAGCGAAAGTTCATGTCAGCGGTTTCAACACCAGCGCCAGCATCTTGCACTCGGCGAAGTCTCCAGTACACAAACTGATACGGCGTGCTGTTATCAGGCGTAGGCCAAACTGTTACAGCAGGAAGCTGGGGTACAAAAATAGCTGAGCCATCAGTATGGGATGCGGCAGTTGTGTTGTTTTGACCACGGTACACACCACCTAGGGTATTCCCTGATACGTATGTGTAGTAAATATCTTCTGAATCAATGCGGATAAAACCAGAACCCGCCAAACCCACTATGGTGTTAAGCGTTATTGTGGTGTCCGTTGACGTAACCGCGCCCACCAAGACTGAATTGGTTGGATTAGTTTCGCCAGAAAGTCTTTGAATCCAGACTTGAATTGGGCGAGCTTGGCTAAGCTTGTTTGGAATAGTTGCATAAGTTGAGACGCTAATGCGTGAAACGGTTAAATCGGCTTGCGTAGAAGCAGTGTTAGATCCCGTACGGATTACATGTTCTAGAAGGTCAATAGTATCTTTTGGCAGCGCATACGTAGCTAAACCGGGGGTCAAGTTAATGATCCCCTGTTCCATTGTCCACATGTTGATGCCTTTGGACTGCCACTCAATGGTCATTAAGTTCATAGAACGACGCGCTGTGCGCAAGTCATAACCAGTACGCATCTCACGGCCAGCCCTCTCCCACGCTTCTTCAGCGATCTCGGTAAACTCCATGTTGAAGAGGGTTGAGCCGGTAGTAGTCATTATCTGCCCTTTAACATTTCAAGAAGACTCATCAATCTGCGTTGTTCTTCTAACGAACCGCCTCCGCCCCCACCAGCAAGTGCTTTTGCAATCAATGCGGCTAAGCCCTCACTTTGTTGACCACCTGAACGTGAAGTTAAGTCTTGCAATAGCTTTCCAATATCACCACCTCTTTCTAAGGATTTTGCTACTCCTATGGGCGTTGGCATTGGAGTAAACCCCGGATCTTGTGTAAAGTCCATAGGGGGTGATGGGTTGTAGTAATCTACAGGCATTGGCGCTGTGTCAGGAAACATTGGCATTGGAGCTGTGTCTGGGTAAGGCGCTGTGTCAGGAAACATTGGCATTGGCGCAGTAGTTGGCTCTTCTGGATAGGGCGCAGTAGTTGTGCCGGGGTCATAGCCAATTTGTGGGCCATTTGGCAATTTATCGTATCCTTGGCCATTCCAAACATAACGATACTCGGGCTGGCCAATACCCATCGTGGCGTAATGCATAGCCAATTGCTCTGGCGTGTAGTTAGCAATAGGCTGACCGTCGTAGCCAATTTCAGTTCTTGAACCATCATCGTTTATGCGGTAAGAAGTGCGTGGCCCTATTTCTTGAGTTTGTGTTGAACCTGTAGTCCTTGGGCCAGCGTAGTCCTGTGGATAAATCTCTGGGGAACGGGGGTCTGGACGTGGCTCTTCTGGACGGCGTGGCTCCTCATAACGCGGCTCTTCTGGACGGCGTGGCTCCTCATAACGTGGCTCTTCATAACGCGGCTCTTCTGGACGCTCTGGGGGGCGCACTCTTTCTGGAAATCTAGGCTCAACAATATCTTGCTGATTTTGTGTTTGAGCTTGTTTAGCAATGTCCATCAAAGCCTGCGTAAAGTCATTACCTTGCAGCCTGCCGCCTTGAATCCCTTGAACCGCTTGCGCCAAACCAGCACCTAGATTGCCACCTTGCATGGGGGCCCCTTGCATTACAGAACGGGACATATCCCGCCCATCATCAAAGCCCTGACCGTTAACATCACCGCCTTCTGCGTACTTACGCATGGCAGAACGCAAGCTCATAGGAGCTTTACGAAGTTGTGTGGAATTAGAAGCCCCGGCTGCCTTTGGAGCGCCTTTGGAAGCCATTAGTTGTTCGTATAGAGATGCCATTATCTGAACCCCGCTGTTTTCTTTGCAATAGTTTTAGGTTGCGCTACAAATTGTTTACCAGATGCTTTACCAGCACGTTTGGCTTTGGTTGTAGCTGCGTATTCTGCTGGGCTTAAAGATTTAATAGCCGCTTCGGGCAAATACCGCTCTCCCGTCTTACTTGACGGTTTACCAGACTTAGTGCGCCATTTCTGGTCACCCCAATCTTTGAGCGATTTTTGAGGGGCTTTCAATCTTTGTACCCCCCGCCAGCTTCTTTGTACTTCTTAGCAACAAGTTGTGCTTTACGGGCTGACCATTGGCCTGCGCCTGTACCGTGGGTTGCTGCGGACTTTACCTGAGACACAATTCTCTTACGAAGGCCGGGTTTGGTGTAATTGCCAGCAGCATTAACTTTGCCGCCCTCTTTATACTGAGTAAAGTCAGTATCGTCCCGACGTGCTTTTTTCTTTGCACCGGGCATTTTGCTTGGGGATATGGCTCCCATACCACGGCTTGGCATCATTTTGTTTTACCTTTAGCTTTTTTGGCTAAAAACAATTTATCAACCATCTTTATCCGCTGGGGTTTGGTTGTAACTTTGTTAATGATAGCCAGTCGTTTGGGTTCACTTGCACCGTAAAACCCAGCCTTTTTTAAAGACTTAACTACACTGCCTGCGGGTTTTGCGGTTGCCATATCAGCACATCTTTCCGCGTGTCTTACCACGCTGAGCAATACCGTCTGCACGGGTAACGCCACCACTGGCCATCTTCTTAGTTTTACTCACAGATGCGCCATCCTTGTCTTGTGGAACTGGCATACCTTCGCGGAACACTGTGTCTTTTGGAGGCGCAGTTTTCTTAGGCGCAGGCTTAGGCGCGGTCTTTTTTACAGCGGGTACGCCTTCTGGGTCAGTAGGAGGTTTACCCATTTCAGCGGTATAGATACCACCTTCAGCGTATTTTTTCATGGCTTAGCACTTCCCGCCATTTTTCATGGTAATCATTGTGCCTTTGGTTTTGCCTTTAGTAGCAATACCATCACGGCTAGAAGAAGTTTTAACCGAACCCATTTTGGATGCAGCCATACCGCCAGCCTTCAGACCTTTGTGAGCCTTGGAAGCTGGCATGCCTGCATGCTTAGCCAAAGCTGCTGGCATTTTGCCTTTAGCCATGCCGCCTTTGGCCATCTTGCCCTTGCCGTCAGCAGCAAAGTCAGGAACCATCTTGTCGCCTTTTTTGACCATGGTCATGCCACCGTCTGCGTATCCACCCATATTCATCTTTTTCATATCGCCACCTTTAGAAAATTTACGACCTTTGTCGGCCTGATTAAACTCTTTACCCACAGACTGTGGGACGCCTGCTTTCTTAGCAAACGATGGGTTGTTAGCCACCGCTGCCATGAAATTGTGTTGCTTCTTACTAACTGAGGGCACTGCGATGCTCCTTCATAAAGTCGTCTATCTTGCTTTCAAGACGATCCAATCTGGCCAGCACTCGGTTAATGTCATTATGAACATCTGATTTGGTTACAAACTTTTCTGCGTTTTCTTCACGAGTTTTGCTCAAAAGAATACTTAGGCGTTTTACTTCATCGTGGGACACCTTTACCCAAAACAGCAGCAGTGCTGATGCAAAGGAGAGTATTACGTTCCAGACCATCAGTTCCATGTTAGCAATTCCATGCTCTAAGAGCTTTGTTGATCCGTGAATTTGGATCGTTTGCTGTCTTTGCACTTGTTAGCTTCTTTTTCATCCCGCCCATCCTCGCACAGAAAGAGTCTTTGCGAGAGCCGCCTTCCGGCTGGGGAGGTTTCAAATTCATACCTTGCTTTTTGGCGGAGGCTCGGCCTTTGGCGTTCAAGCCGCCCTTCTCGGATTTGCCCTCTTTGCGTTGCCATGCTGGAGATTTAGCCATAAAACACCGTTGCTGTTACAGAACCGCCAACACCTACAAACATACCGTTTTTGCAATAGATG